TATCAAGGCATCGGAGCAAGAGGTGTAAACAACCTCGCATCCAAGCTCTTACTCGCTCTCCTTCCACCTAACGCTCCTTTCTTCCGTTTGGTCATCGACCGTTACGAGCTTGAAAAAGCCAAAGCGGAGATGGGCGAAGAAGGAGGCGAACAACTACGTACCGACCTTGAGAAAGCTTTAAGCGACGTTGAACGCGCCGTTAGCCAAGAGGTCGAAGTCGAAGCGTTCCGAGTGGGCGTGTTCGAAGCTCTGAAGAATTTGTTAATCACAGGTAACACGTTGTTATATCTCCCCGATGACGGCGGTATGAGAGTGTTCCGTCCTGACCGTTACGTTGTAAAGCGTGATGCAATGGGGAACGTCACCCATATCGCCGTCAAGGAGACTGTAGCCCCGTTCATGCTTCCCGAAAGCGTCAGGGACGAAGTCTATAGGGAATCAAAAGAGAACAACTGCGACCTGTACACCTCGATCTGTCGTGAAGGCGATAAGTTCGTAGTCAAGCAAGACGTCAAGGGCATCGTCATAGAAGAGTCTATGGGCGAGTATCCCGTGGACAAGACTCCGTGGTTACCTCTTCGTTACACCCGTATAGACGGGGAAGATTACGGACGGGGCTTTGTCGAAGAGTACATCGGAGACTTGAAGAGTCTTGAAGCGTTGACCAAAGCCATTGTCGAAGGATCGGCAGCAGCCGCCAAGGTCTTGTTCATGATCAACCCGAATGGCACGACACGCGCCAAGACGCTTGCAGAAGCTCCCAACGGAGCAATCGTGCAGGGATCCGAAGGAGACGTATCCGTACTTCAGCTTAACAAGTTCAACGACTTTCGCGTTGCTCAGACCGTCATGGCGCAGATTCAAGACCGTCTCAGTCACGCATTCCTTTTAAACAGCTCCGTCGTCAGAGACGCAGAACGAGTTACCGCCGAGGAAATACGAATGTTATCCCAAGAACTCGAATCCGCTCTAGGCGGGCTGTATTCCATTTTATCGCAGGAGTTCCAACTTCCGCTCGTTACTCGTCTCATGGACAGAATGAGCAAGAAGGATCGCTTGCCTAAGCTACCGAAGGACATCGTCAAGCCCACGATTGTAACGGGCGTAGAAGCGCTTGGTCGTGGCAACGATCTTAATCGTTTGGACATGTTCCTTGCAGGAGCTAACCAAGTAGTCGGTCCAGAAGCTGTCGCCCAGTACGTAAACGTCGGAGACTATTTCAAACGACGCGCTACCGCACTTGGTATCGAGACCGAAGGACTGATCAAGTCCGATGAAGAAATTCAAATGGCTATGCAACAAGCTCAACAACAGGAAATGATGATGAAGCTTGGAGCGCCAGCAGTAGCCCCGACCATTAACGCCATGGCTCAACAACAGCAGGAAGCGCCCATGGTCGAGGAAGAACAGTAAACGCTAACAACCAACCGAGTAAAACGAGCTATGGATTATCAAAAAGTAGAAATAAACGAACCAGCCCCTAACGAGATTGAACCAGAAGAACAGCAAGAAGAGACGACGGAAGCAGTAGCTGAAGAGCGTCCCGAATGGTTACCCGAAAAGTTCAAGACTGCCGAAGACATGGCTAAAGCCTACGGCGCGCTTGAATCAAAGCTGGGAGCAGGGGCTGATGACGGTAACGAAGAACAATCAACGAACGAAGAAGATGCACAAGAAGAAACAAACGAAACTACGGACGATACTGAGGAGGACTCTGGTGATATTACTGCTACTCAATCGCTTATTGAAGACGCTTCCAAAGAGTTTTTCGAGAATGAAGGAGCGCTTAAAGACGAGACTTACGAAGCTCTTGCGAAAGCAGGGTTAAGCAGGGAACTCGTAGATAACTTTGCACGTGGACAAGCAGCTCTTCAAGAGAACGAGTCCTCGCAAATCAAAGCAGCAGCCAACGGCGATTACGACGCTATGTCCGAATGGGCGAGCAAGACGCTGTCGGATGAGGAGATGAACACTTTTAACGAAACGGTAAACAGCGGGTCAATCGATCAAGCCAAGCTCGTAGTGAGCGGTTTGTACGCACGTTACAAGGCGGAGGTAGGCGGTAGTCAACCCAAGCTTGTCACGGGTAACACGACTGGAACGTCCACCATGCCGTATCAATCTATGCAAGAAGTCAGTCGAGCTATGCAAGACCCTCGCTACAAAAGCGGAGACAAAGCGTACCATGCCGAAGTAGATCGGCGATTGGCTGTATCTAATATTTAACCATGTTCGAACTGTTGACGTTATTCCTGACAGGCGGAGGTTCCGCTGCGATGGGATCGATTCTGAAAGGCGTGTTTGGCGCTATCACGGATTCACGTCAAGCCAAGTACGAAATGGAAATGGCAAGGGAGTGCCGTAACAATGAATTTGCTCTTAAATTTCAAGAATCGCTTAACAGCGGAGAAGGTGGCTCATTTACTCGCGCTACTCGCAGGATGCTTGCTCTTATCGGCATGTGTACGTTCTCATTCGTCACTTGTATCACCACCGTCTACCCAAGCATTCCACTCCTTACAACTACAAACCTTACAGGAGAGGGCGAACGATCAATTCTATTCGGACTCATCAGTTTTCCAGCAAGCCAAACCCCTGTGGTCGTTACCACGGGTTCCATAGCGCTGTTTAGCTGTTCAGTAGTCTTACCGATGATAATCGGCTTTTACTTCACTCCAGGCGGCAGACGCTGACCTAATCACTTTATCGACAGAAGCACGACACGAGTCGCTGCCCCGTGCGCGGGATAACTTCGAAACTTAATTCGACGCTGAAGTCAACATCACATCACTAAACATTAATTCTCAAATTAAGGAGACAATAAATCATGGCTAATGGAGACACCACTCCCTCACGCGTCGGTCAGGTTAATTCAGCAGGAGCAGTTGACGCTCTCTTTCTGAAGAAGTTTGCTGGCGAAATTCTAACGACCTTTGAAGAAAATAACGTATTCAAAGGACTTCACACGATCCGCACCATAGACAGTGGCAAGAGCGCGCAGTTCCCCGTAACGGGCGTTGCATCCGCTAACTACTACACCCCAGGACAGAACATCGCAGACAGCGGTAACAGCTACCTGAGCGACATCAAGAAGAACGAAGTTGTCATCACTATCGACGACATGCTTCTCGCTTCCACGTTCCTCAGTAACATCGACGATCTCAAGAATCATTACGACATTCGCAGCGTTTACGCTGGCGAGTTGGGTAAGGCTCTTGCTGTCCGTTTCGATACCGCTATTGCCAAGGTATTCATCGCAGCAGCTCGTTCGGCAACTAACGTAACTGGCGGTAACGCTGGTCAAATCGTTGACTTGTCAGGTAACGTCCTTACCGACAATGCTGACGCTGGAGACGACGGAGACAACACCGCTCCAACAGGTGCAGAACTTGTTGCAGGTTTGTTCACCGCCGCCGAAGGTCTTGACAACAACGACGTTCCTGCTGACGGACGCTTCTGCGTACTTCGTCCTGCTGAGTATTATAAGCTCATCACTGGCGGTAGCGGATCGCTTGTTATCTCGACTTCGGCTGTTAACCAAGACGTAGGAGGCTCAGGCTCTCTTGCTTCTGGTACTGTCCCGCAAGTTGCTGGTATCAGCATCCTTAAATCCACGCATATCCCTTCCACCGATCTCTCAGCCGTATCAACTGGCGACGGAGCTGCGTCCAACGACGTCTTCGGCGGAAGCGGAGCAGGATACAACGGCGACTTCTCGAAGACCGTCGGTATCGTATCTCACCCTTCGGCTGTCGGAACCGTCAAGTTGCTCGATCTCGCTACCGAGTCCGAGTATCAGATGGAGCGTCAAGGCACTCTCTTCGTAGCTAAGTACGCTATGGGTCACGCACCTTTGCGTCCCGAATGCGCTATTGAGCTTCAGAAGTAAGCGTAAGCTTTAACACGCTTTTGGTTGTGTTGGGGGAGTCAGGGTTTTTCTATTCGTTTTGCCTTGGCTCCCTCTCACGATCAATCAATAACACCACTAAACATATATTATGGCACTTACGACAAAGCTAGAAGCAGTTAACACGATGCTTGGAGTCATCGGAGAATCTCCAGTAAACACGATTAGCGGAAGCAGTCTTCCAGCGTCAGTCGTAGTGGCTTTGAACGTGCTGGACGAAACCAATCGAGAGGTGCAGTCGGGAGGCTGGCACTTCAACACCGAGTTCGAATACCCGTTGGTAAGGAACTCGTCTAATCAATTTGCTCTTCCTAACAACACCTTGAAGATCGACGTACCGATTGACAAGTACACCGACTTGGACATCGTTCAACGAGGCAGTCAGTTGTATGACAGGAAGAACCACACCGACGTCTTTACGCAGGACTTGGACGTCACCATCACTTTTGAACTGGAATTTACGGACATTCCCGAACAGTTCCGTAGTTACATAACGATCAAGGCTGCCCGCAAGTTAGCCGTTCGATTGCTTGGTTCGTCCGAGATCGAGACCTTTACTTTGCGGGATGAGATTCAATCGAAAGCAACTGCAATCGACAGCGACTCCGAAAGCGCTGACCGCACCATATTCGACAACGCTGACGTCATGCGCGTCATAGATCGATAAAAAACTATGAAAAAGAAAGAGAAACTAGAAGTAATAAAGATGACAGAAGACATTGCAACCGACTTACACGTCGTGGGTGGACTTATGCAAGACAACGCGCAGGTTTATAACGAACTAATGTCTAAATGTATGATGATAGAACAATTCGGACAAATCCTTAAAAAACGTTGGAATATAGGAAAAGATTCTGGTTACACCTCTACTTTGGAACTACCAAGCACCCGATAACTGAACACTGTACATGCCATTACTTACCACGAGCGTTCCGAACCTCGTCCAAGGGGTCTCGCAACAACCTGACAATCTTAGACATGCAGGTCAGGCGGAGTCTCAGACAAACGCTTTAAGCTCCGTTGTAGACGGGCTGACCAAGCGTCCGAACACCGACCACGTCAAGGCGTTGTCGAGCGGGGTAAATAACAACGCCAAGGTTCACGTCTTTGACAGGGACAGCTCTAACAAGCATCTGTTCATCTTCGCTAACAACGGCACAAACGTCACTTTAATCGCAAAGGACACGACTAATGGGGACGACGTGCCAGTAACTATCAGCACGGACGCTCAGGACTATCTTGACTACCACCCGTTGAACACGCTTTCGACAACAGCTGTCGTCCCAGAGTATCACCTTTCTACGCTTTCAGTAGCCGACTATACGTTCGTTGCTAACAATCAGAAGCCGATAGCGGAGGATACTGCCACTTCAACTGCGTTGGCTAACGAAGCCATCGTGTTTGTCAAGCAAGGGAACAACACCTCGACTTACACGGTTACGGTAGATGGGGGAACTCCTCAAACACACACAGCCACTAGCCACTCAAGCGTTAGTATAGCAAGCGGGTTACAGGGGATGTTAAACGCCTTGAGCGGTATTACGGCAGTAAGCGAAGGTTCAGTCGTCAAGATCAGTAAAGCGTCTTCAATGACCATTACCGTATCCGATTCAATTTCAAACACCGCTCTTGGACTGGTTTACGAGGAAGTCAATTACATCACCGACCTGCCAGCCAAGTGCTTTAACGGGCATCGGGTAAAGGTAAGGGGCGATCTTGAGCTTTCCCAAGACGATTACTACGTCAAGTTCGTGACTAAGGACGACGAGTCGTTCGGAGAAGGTTCGTGGGAAGAAGACGTTGGGTATGGAGTAAAGACCTCGTTAGACAAGACGACCATGCCTATCGTTATCATTCCTACCTTAACTGGAAGTCTAGTCACTGCTTACACTGTTGAATGCGTAGGGGAAACGGGAGCCAGTTCGGCTAATCCTTGGGCAAACCGCTTATGCGGAGATGACAACACTAATGAAAAGCCTTCGTTCGTAGGTAAGCGAATAAACGACATGTTCTTCTACAAGAACCGTTTAGGCTTCTTAACGGACACCTCAATAGTCTTTAGCGAAGCTGACAAATACTTTAACTTTTACAGAACGACGGTCTTGTCGTTGCTTGACAGCGCTCCAATCGACGTAGGAATCGCTCACACGAAGATCACCACGCTCAAACACGCCATAGCGTTCCAAGAGAAGCTTGTGCTGTTCAGTGATCACACGCAGTTCATATTGAGAGGTAACGAGTTACTCACGCCCAAGACGGTTAACATCTCACCTGTTACCGAATACGAATTGAAGCAGTACGGAATGCCGTTGGCGATGTCTAACTTTATCTACTTTCCTTATCCAAAGAGTTCGTACACAGGCGTTTACGAGTACTACGTAGATAGTGACAGCGATACTTACGATGCAGTTGATCTTACCGCTCAAGTACCTGCGTACGTTCCAAGCGACGTTTATCAGTTGATAGGCAGTCCGTCCGAGAACGTGCTTATAGGCATTCCCACTTCTTCTACCGAGCTGTACGTTTACAAGTACTTCTGGCAAGGCAAGGACAAGATTCAATCGTCTTGGTCGAAGTTTACCTTTTCCAACACGATAAAGGGCTTGGCGATGGTTGACTCGATTTTGTATCTGATCATCTGGGACGGTACGAACCTGTGCATGGAGACGCTGGACTTCTCGACAGGTCAGGTGGACAGCGGAAAGAACTACAAGATACTGTTGGATCGACGGGTCGCTCATTCTTCCCTTACTCGTTCATACAGCGCGTCTTCCAAACTTACCACGGTCAGCACGATGCCTTATGACCCAGTCAATGCCATCATATATACCAAGGACGGAGCAAGACACGCCATAACGAGGACTTCGGCTTCAGCCTTTACGGTTAACGGAGATTTTTCAAGCACTGAGTTTTTCGTAGGAGTGGAGTACGACATGGAATATGAGTTCTCTACGCAGACGCTCAAGCAACCGACTGAACGAGGCGGACGTTCCACCAGTAACTTTACCAATCAGATACTACGTAACGGAGCCGTTGACTACAGCGAAACTGGACACTTTACCATCGAGGTAACTCCGCAGTATCGGGATAGTTATTCATACGCTTTCAACCCGTCCGTGCTTGGAGCTGATTCGACAATCGGTTCTCTTGTATTGGACGACGGATCGTTCCGCTTTCCCGTTCATTGCAAACACGACGACGCAACCATCAAGATCAAATCCAGTTCGGCATTACCCATGAAGGTACTGTCAGCTGAGTTTGAGAACTTCATTCATGCCCGATCCCGTAGATACAGTTAAGTATGCCGATTGCATAATCAAGCGATCCGATGGCGAGCTAGACGCACGACCTCTTTACGACGACATGCGTATGGCTGACATGCTCGAATGCATCGGTCTTGGACACCACCCCAGACTAGCCGTTGAAAGCTCTTACACAGCCTCTACGGACTCTTGGTCGATATGGACGCCCGATTACCGCATGGTCGGTAGCTTTGGAGTCGCTCCTTCTTCGAAACCAAACGTAGGCGTGGCGTGGCTATTGGGTACTTACCGCATCCACTTGATCAAGAAGACGTTCGTTCGTCATTCAAAGGAATGGATAGAGCGTCTCATGGGCGATCATGAATGCCTGACCAACTTGGTTTGCAAGGAGAACGAGTTATCCGTGCGTTGGTTGACGTGGTTAGGAGCCGTATGGACGGACGTCGGAATCGAGAACTATCAACAATTTACAATCTATAAGTCGGAAAGAACCTCCAGTTCGTCTGACTCACTTAAACAACATCTGAATTAAACATGTGTGATCCAGTAACAGCAGCAGTCATAGGCGTGGCGTCAGCGGGCGCTCAGTATATGGGGCAACGCAAGCAAGCGAAGCAACAAGCCCGTTATCAAGCGCAAGCATCAGCAGCCGAACGCCAACGGGCGCTACAGGAACAACGATCCGTCCGTATGCGTCAAGCGCAAGAA